TCTAGTTATCACATTTGCTTGGTAAATTACTTTGCAGGGATTGTTACCAAAGCCATGTCGTACTCTATTCATTACTACTCTGGCGACAGCTACTTGACCTAAAAATGGTTCGCTGCCAGCTTCGTATATGATATTTTTAGCCATGCAGGCCAATTGTGCAGGGTCTACTACTTTTGCTATAGGAGCGGTTACTGCTTTTGCAGTCGTAACGGCTTTAGCAAAAAGTTGACGTTCCTTTTCTGTAAGTTCTGCATTACCTAGATTATTGTAAAGCGATAATCCAAGACCTATTATTAGGAAGCCGGTGCAAAGCTTCATCAATGATGTTTGTAAAATCATCCTAACTCCTTAAAAAATTATTTTAAACTAGTGTCCAACAATCACAGTTGCATCTAATAACTTCGTCAAGTGCTTCTTGAGGTGAATAAGTTGAAGGTAATAATGTATTTGAAGTATACAGAGTATTTAGCTCGGGAGGAACTATATTAGTATACTGCGATCCTGCTAAACTTCCTAGTACTATGGGTCTACCAATTGGTACAGGTGACCCATTTACTATATAGTTTTCCGTTGCTGGGTTATAATATCCATATGGTTTAAAATTACTGGGTGAATTAGCGATTAATATGGATGTTTCTCTTCTACTTAAAGTAGCGGGTATTGTGTTATCTATGGGTATTCCCGCTTCAGCTAATCTTACTTGATTGCGAAATTCGCGCATTAGAGCAACTATGCTTTGTCCACCTTGAGTATCCAAATTAGCGATAGCTTCTAGCGTTTGGGCATACATATTTGGTTTTGTATCTAGTGCGTACCCAGATATGCTATCTACGAAATTAGTTTGTGTAGAGGGAGTAGGTGAAACTATATCTGGATCTCTAGGGGTGGGTAGTGGGGGTTGTAAGCCTGTTTGTCTAGCCCTTTGCTCTATCGTTAGTTGTGTACCAGTGGCATTCCAAGCGTCATTTAGTGCAGTAGCTCGCTCTAAGCTAGTAGCAAAAATTCTTGCTATTTCAGCATTAGCTTGGTCTATTAAATTTTGTACTGTAGCGTTACCGCTGATACCTGGTGGGGGGTCAATAATTAGTTTTGGTAAGTTAGCTTCATCATAGCGTACTTCATCACCTTTAGTAATAAGTTCTAAATCATAAACCTTACCGTATATAGTGCCAATATCGTCAGGATTAGTTCCAATTTTACAAGTAGCGATTGCACCTGAATCACCAGTAATAGTTACTGTAGGTGGGGGCGCACCATTTCTTCCATAACCTCCACCGGGGTAGGTTAATGTTATTTTATCAATTGTATAAGTGGTAGGGTTATTAAGTGGAATGCGTGTAATTTTCACCGTTCCTGTAGCGTTGCCCCAAGATGCTGCCCAATATAACTCTGCGTAGATATTCTTTAATGTATCAGTGCCCAATGCTAATAGTTGTTCTTCTATTATACCAAATAGTTTATTGTAGGGTGTACCCGACATACTACCAAAAAAGTCACCCATTGTATAAGTACCTTGTGGGCCACTACCTAGTGCTAATTGTGCTTTGCTTTGCGCTTGTAATGCTGCATTAGTAGGTATATCGGTGCCGTTAATATTTAGTCCCTTAGTAGTTTCTAAGTTTGTAACCAGTTGAGCAAACTTTTCTATAGGAACATTTACTATATTTTTTATCTGGCCCATAGATGCTGCAAATGCACCCGCTGCAATAGCTACATCAGTTGGCAAAATACCAAATAAATATGCACCTAATCCTTCTTGTAAACTTTGTACGTTAGTAGTGCTTGACACACTATTAGAAATAGCAAAAGGAGCAGTAGTATTAGCGAACTGGCTAGTAACCGCAGGCGAAGTTAGGCGCATATTAATGCCGCCATTTTCATATATTGGATAATAAGTTTTGCTGTTAGTTACCTGTGACGCAGCGTTATACACAGGTACGGTTAGTGTTTGATAACTAGTGGGAAACATTTTTTTAATAGTTAGCAAATCTGCTAGTGACTCTAACCCCTGTGTGTTACAGTTTAGTGGGATCAGTACATTATGTAAATCGTTTGCTACAATTATACTAAAGGCACCATATAATTGTCGTTCTTGGGTAGCAGTGGGAGTTTGCACCCCTTCTAATAGAGTAGTAAACTCAGTTACATCTATTCCGCTAGCAAGTACCGCTATACTTACTGCGCTTGTTATAGCGTTATTTGTTTTTAGTGTTTGTAATAAATTAGAAGGTAAACCAAAAGAGTTTATATAAGTTAAATCTAGAGCTTTACCTAAGTTGATTAAATCTTGACCAAACTGTATGGTAGCTAAACTGACCCCAGTAACATCACCTGTTATCATATCGTTCATATTACTGTAAGTGCCCTGCATATACTTAGCAGAATTATCTACTGAGGTTATAGTGGGGTTAGAGTAATCAATAAATCCTGAGGCACTACCAAATGATGCTAAGAAATCAGCATAGTTAGGCAGGGTACTGTTATAATTAAATTCATTATATGCTTGGTATGCAAACATTCTAATGTAGCCCCAACTAGTAGCTTCATTACCTGCTGTATATTGACCACCGCCCCAACCTTTGGGTGCAGAAGTAAAACCCATACCATATGAGCCTGGTTCTTGATCCCAAGTAAATGTTGGTGCTCGTGCATTACCTAGTGCTGGTATACTAGTGCTACCTATTGAGATTAAGTTATTATATACTTCATTGCTAAGATTAGTTGCTACGTTATTAAGGTACCCGCCTCTTATAGCGTATGTTAGTAATCTTAGTACAGTATTATTACATATCGAACCCAATGTATATTGAGCTAAACTAGCACTACTACCCATATAGCCAGTAGCTACCGAATTAATATTTAATCCAGTATTAGCAAGTAGTGAGCCTAATACATTGACTCCCAGTGGGCTTTGTGTGGCAGATATACTCATGGAACAAACACGTTAAGACTACCTTTAACTATCGTATGCCCACATGTACACATTGTTCCTACTCTAATTACCGGAAATCCTTCCACAAATACAGTTGGTTTATTAAGTGGTAACGTCTTAGCAACAGAATGTCCATGCTTATAAGGAGGGTGCGGAGAGATAGGGCTAGGATTTATACCAACTGGTAATCCATTAGAAAATACGGTTTTAGCTCCCCGTAATATTTTTCCACCTACTTGATTCATATCACCCACTCTACTTAGTGGTTTTGGTACTGAAAGCATTATATTATCCTATAATCAATTTTTTGCTTGGCACTGTAATGCCCGAAGTTGCTTCTAAATATTTAGCTTTTACATTTTCTTCGGTTAATGCAAAAATAGCAATACTGAGAGTATTTAGCTTAATTACAGAGTCAGGATTTGCAGTAAACAAACTTGGAACTAATCCCATACCCTGTGGTCCTGGTGCTACGCTGACTGGATTAGAGATTGTGACATAACCATCGCCGCCTGTGCAGGGTTTTATTTTAGCAATTAACTCTTCTCCTGAGTTTAATTTTATAGTGTATACTTCGTTTACTGTAAATATCATATTATTCCTTTGTTAGTTTTTGTTTAAGTTCGGTGTATCCACCCACATACTCTTCACCCATGAAGATTTGTGGCACTGTGCGGGCCATTGGTACTGCTTCTAATAGTTGTTCTTTTGTCCAATCTATGCCAATGTTTCTTTCTTCATACTCAATGCCCTTATTTTTCAATAAAGCCTTTGCTTGATCGCAATTAGGGCAATTGGGTTTAGTCCATACTATAGTTTTCATACTTAGTCGTCTCCCGATTATAATTGAGGCAATTCATCGTAATTAATATCTCCGCCTAATACTCCTATTACATAATTTGTGCTTTCTGTTTCTTGTAGTGCGGCTTGTTTGTTAGAGGTATTAGAATGTTTGTTAAACCATGGTATAGGAGTAGACTTTGGTGCTGGGCTATTATATCGTATACCAATTTCTTTAAGTGCTGATACTGCTGTATAATCAACAAAGTCTTTTAATACAACTGCATTTAGACCAATAACAGGGCCCTTTTTAAATAGATAATCTGCCCAAGCTTTTTCTTCTCTAATCACATCCATATAAAGCGCATATACTTCGGCTTCGCATTCTTGTTTAGCTTTGGCAAATCTAGCATCTTCTTTTACTACTTGATTAATCATCCAAGCAGTCCATTCTTTATGTAGTAACTCATCTTGCAGAATTAAACTAATAATGTTACCATTACCAATAAAGATTTTATTCTCTACCATTGCTAAACTTGTTGCAAAACTAACCATAAAGCGGAACGCTTCTAGTGCATAACTGGCATTAAGTGCTAACCAGATAGCTTTGATATGTTCATGTTCACTTACTAACATTTCTGCAATTTCTTTTTGACAATTTAGTTTGTGTAAGTAATCATAGTATTTTCCCACTGAACTTGCCATTTCTACAATTTCTTCTGTATCGTGAATCGAATTAAAGATTTCTTTTGGTACATTATAAATATTGCGAATAATGTGACTATAACTGCGACTATGTATATTTGTTTCAAAGAATGACCAATTATACATAAGTGCTTCTAATTCAGGTAAGCAGATACAGGGAGTAAAAACTTGTGCGGGTCCTCGTCCTTGTAAGCTATCTAGTGCAGTTTGTCTAAGCAGATTGCTAGTAAAAATATGCTTGACTGCATCACTAGCATCTTTAAAGTCATTGGCATCTTTGGTCAAAGAGATTTCTTCAGGAATCCAAAAGAATCCCCTAGCTGTTTGTTCTATTTTTTGTATCTTAGAATATTTTACCTCCTCAAATCGCTGTACGGTAACTGGCCCTGCTGGGTCAAGAAACATCTTTCTGTTCAGGTAATCTGTCTTGGTCTGTAGGTTGTATTGTAGTTTGGACATTCTTTTTCTCGTAAATTTTTTTAACTTTTGCTGCTAGTGTAGCATATTCTTCATCTGATAACCAATGTGAGCTATCACAAAAAGGTGGTCTAAAGGTTCTACCGCAAGTGCATTTGCTCATACCAATTAATATTTTCCTGATGCCAGTACTATTTTGCAAACATGCTCTAATCTCTCTATATGTTCATAAGCACGCCAGGG